TGCGGCTATCCCCCGAAGCCGTCCATGACCTGCAAACCATCCTTGTAGCACACGGCAGACCCAACACGAATTGGTGGTGTGCCGATTGCGTAAAATCAGCCCTCTCCTACATTTACCAAGAGGCAGACCAATTCGCCCAAGCCAACCAGCATACCGTTACCTATGCCCTTACCAACCCCACAAAGCAATGAAACCAGCGACCAATTCCTCGGACGCTGTATGTCCAACGCCAACACCACCGCAGAGTTCCCCGATGCCCAGCAACGGCTGGCTGTATGCGGTAACTTGTGGGCTAACCATAAACGTCAGGCCTTCGAATCTTACTCCGATTATGGCGAAGGGGTACGCAACAACGCCAAGCGTGGCATTGAACTCAACGAGCGCAATGGCAACAAGTGCGCAACCCAAACTGGCAAGGTCAGGGCGCAGCAGCTTGCAAGCGGTGAGGCTATTTCCCTCGCTACCATCAAGCGGATGCACTCCTACCTCAGCCGTGCAGAAACGTATTACGACAACGCAGATTCCACTTCCGAGTGCGGTTACATCAGTTACCTCCTTTGGGGTGGCAAGGCAGCCCTCGGCTGGTCACGCAATAAACTTCGAGAACTTGGCGAACTCGACGAAGGCTGACCCCGAAGCCCAAAAGCAAGCCCGCATGGATTCACTTATGATGGTGATTTCCACCCTCTGCGACTGCATCGCTGCGGTTGATGAATCCAATGCGCCGAATGGTTATGCCGTAAAGATGAAAATTGTGGACAAGATTGACCAACTTATTGATAAAATCGAATACTAATGCAAACCATACCAATAAACAAAATCAAAGCCAACCCGAACAACCCCCGCATCATCAAGGATGACAAATTTTTTAAGCTGGTGCAATCGCTCAAAGACCTGCCCGAAATGGCCAAGGTTCGGCCTGTGGTCGTTAATCAGGACATGGTCGTACTTGGTGGTAATATGCGGCTCAAGGCTATGAAGGAAGCAGGGTGGAAGGATGTACCCGTTGAGGTCGTGGATTGGGATGAGGACAAGCAACGGCAGTTTATCATCAAAGACAACGTGGGCTTTGGGGAATGGGATTGGGAGATGCTGGCGAACCAATGGGATGCCGAGCAGTTGGAGGATTGGGGGCTTGTTATTCCATCTTTTGATATTAATGCAGATTATGCCGATAAAAACAAAGAAATAGATGTTGATGACTTAGAAGGAACAATGGTTTTAAAATTAAATTATTCTGAAGAAGAATACTGGAGAGTCAAAGAAGCGTTACTAAAAATAGCATCAACACCTGAACAGGCCGTTTTTCAATTATTAGGATTATGAGTTGTTTGTTTCCTTATAAATGGAATCTAAGTAATGGTTATCCAGCTGATGGTGTTAAAAAACATGGGTTAAAAGTTTTTGGAACATTTATATGCGGAGGAGGTTCTACAATGGGATATAAACTTGCTGGCTTTGAACATTTAGGAGGGGTTGAAATAGACCCACAAGTTGCAGATGTTTATAAAGTAAATCATAATCCAAAGCATTTATTTGTTGAAGACATAAGAGATTTTGCTAACCGTTCAAGTTTTACTGATGAACTTTACAATCTTGATATATTAGATGGTTCGCCACCGTGTTCTTCATTTAGCATGGCAGGAAATAGAGAAAAGGATTGGGGAAAAGAAAAAGTATTCCGTGAAGGTCAGGCAAAACAACGCCTTGATGATTTATTTTTTGACTACATTAAGCTAGCAAAGAAGTTGCAACCAAAAGTTGTAATTGCTGAAAACGTTAAAGGAATGCTTCAAGGCAATGCAAAAGCATACGTTAAGAGAATTAAAACCGAGTTTGAAAATGCAGGATATAAGGTTCAGTTGTTTTTATTGAATGCCGCTTCAATGGGAGTGCCACAAAAACGAGAACGAGTATTTTTTATTTGTCAAAGGAATGATTTAAACTACAAATCTTTGAAGTTAAGTTTTGATGAAAAACCAATTGTTTATGGTAAATTAAGAATAAATGGACAAAAAGACATGCCATTTACAGAATATGATTTAGAAATGTGTTCAAAAAGAATTGATGGAGACAGAGATTATGGTTATATTTTGAAAAGAACAAAAGGGAAAGAAAGTAATTGGAATAGTAAATTTATTTATGATAACGAGGTTTGTCAAACAATAACTTCAACAACAGGAAGCAAACTTATTTCAGCAAATGAATCAAAGCATTTATCAAAAGATGAATTAAAGATGTGCGGTTCTTATCCGCTTGATTACAATTTTAAGAACATAGAGCCAAAGTATTTAATCGGAATGAGTGTACCGCCTGTAATGACTGCACAGGTAGCGCATCAGATTTATTTGCAGTGGTTCAAAGCAGTCATATAACAGTCATGCCGATACGACCAGAAGACAATCCAAAACCATGGATAAAAGGACAATCAGGCAACCCTAACGGTCGCCCTCGCAAGTTCGTCAGCCTGCTGGCATCGCAGGGCTATACCCGCTCGGAAATCAACGATACCCTCCAAGCCATGATGTCCATGACGCTGGAGGAATTGGCCGAGGTTTACAAAGAACCCAAGGCCACTATCCTTGAGAAAACCGTGGCAGGGGCGATGAAGAAGTCGCTGGAGAAAGGAACGCTTTACTCGCTGGAAACATTACTCTCAAGGGTGTACGGTCAGCCAAAGCAGGAGGTCGCTGCATCCATAACCCCTCAACCGATATGGAAGGGCGTAAAGTTAGAAGTTGATTCCGACAACAACGACAGTCAAGATTAGCAGGCTGCGGAAGCGAGTCCGAATTGTACAGGGCGGTTCATCGGCGGGCAAAACCTTTGCTATCCTTTCCCTGCTGTATTCGTATGCTTCCGATGTAAATCAAGGCCCATACGAGATTTCGGTGGTCAGCGAATCCATCCCGCACCTACGACGTGGTGCATTGAAGGATTTCCTTAAAATGCTGCGTTCTACGGGGCTTTATCAGGAGGAACTATACAACCGCACCCTGCTCCGCTACGAGTTCCCCCACGGGTCTTATATTGAGTTTTTCAGCGCAGACCAAAGCGACAAGATGCGAGGGGCAAGGCGTGATGTCCTGTTCGTAAACGAGGCTAACAACATCAGTTGGGAAGCCTACCATCAACTTGCCATCCGAACAAAAACGGCGATTTATATTGACTACAACCCTGTGCAGGAGTTTTGGGTGCATACCGAACTGATTCACGATTCCGATTCGCAGTTCTTGCTGGTTACCTACAAAGACAACCAAGCACTTGACCCCGCCATTGTCAAAGAGATTGAGAAGGCAAGGGATAAAGCCGAGCATTCCGCCTATTGGGCAAACTGGTGGAAGGTGTACGGCCTTGGTCAGGTTGGAACGCTTCAGGGTGCGATATACGGCGACTTCTCGGTGGTTGAGGGTATAGACCCCAGCACGATGAAGTTCGTTGCCTACGGTCTCGATTGGGGCTTCAGCAGCGACCCTACGGCATTGGTCGCCGTGTACCGCAGGGGGGATGACCTGTTCGTGCATGAACTCCTGTACAACCGAGGGCTGACCAACAGCGACATCGCTGCCAAGTTCAAGGAGTTCGGCATCACCCGTGCTTGGGAGATTGTGGCGGATAGTGCCGAACCCAAAAGCATCGAGGAAATCTACCGGCTTGGCTTCAACATCAAGCCCGCATCCAAAGGCCCGGATTCTATCAGGCAGGGGATTGACGTGGTCAAGCGATTTAATCTCCATGTGACCAAGGACTCGACCAACCTCATCAAGGAACTCCGCTCCTACACTTGGGCAACCGACAAGGAGGGCAAGGACACGGGCGTTCCGATTGACTCATTCAACCACGCCTGCGATGCTTTGCGCTACGTTGCCCTTAACAAATTGGCGGTCAACAATTCGGGGAAGTACTTGGTGGTGTAACTTTGCCCCATGAAACTCATCCACTACTACCACATTTACTGCGGAGGGGGAGGGCAATGGCAGCTGATCCTTAACCAGCACATGATGGCCCTCTGCAATTACGGGTTGATTGAGCAACTGGATGAAGTCCGCATCGGCATCGTTGGCCCTCCTGACCAGCGCAAAGCGGTCAAGGAAATCTTGGAGGGGTCGCTTATTGCTCCCAAGGTCAAGGTGGTGGTCACTCGCACCAACGCATACGAGCA